TATCTTGCCGACGTAATAAGAATTTTTTTTATGTACGCTAGCGACCATTATATTATTATAAAGTTGAGAAATTTATTCCCTTTTTCGATATCGAATCATTTTGTATGAATAATTTTATTGTTTTTGTTCTGTGAATTCTATATATTTTTCAAATATTTATACTTCATCCATCCATTCTCTCTGTAAAACTCCATCCTCTGTAATAAAATCGCTAAAGTTCTCCATCATATATTTATCAAAATACGATTTACTTACTAAAAATGTGGTTTTCTTCGATACATTCGAATAGAATTTACAATAAAATAAATATGCATCATAAATGGAGAGTAATCCAGGTGTTTGGTTTTTTTCAACCATAGACGCTGCCGCTAATTCTTGTAATGCTAATTGTATATCCATTGTTTTATCCCATAACGAACAATGGACTCGATGAATATATTTCCGATTTTCGATTTCCGTATCTGGAAAAAAATGCATAATTACGTCTAAAATAGATTCTTCTTGTAAAAATCCATTTTTCCATTTTCCCCAATTACGGAAAAGCGCCGCGATTTCTTCAATTTCTAAATCCGTTTCTAATTCATCTGTTGTCATTGTTTCATTCCAAAATCGTAAAAAGAATTGAACATTAGGCCATTGAGCACTTGCAATTCCAATGAAAAAATCCCCATCGGGTTTATAACTTTTTGCTAAAGTATCTTGATTTTGTGTCAACATCATTTTTATATTCGATTGGAATAAATTGATTGGATATTGATGATTTTGTAAAAACATTTTCCATAAATAAAACATATTTTGCCATGTCATTTGGATTTTCTTATCTTCTGATTCTATGATATATTCTCCCGTAAATGTTGTAATGATTTCTTCTAGATTCGCATTTGTTAATTTCATTACTTTTCTCTCTAAATCCGTATCTCTACATAAATAAATATCTGCATTTCCATATCTTACCGAATAATGACATGCAACACATAAAATATCTAGTAATGTAATTTGTCCTAAATCGATTCTCTCCGATTTCAATTTTGGAATTATTCTACATTCTTTCATTTCAGATTCGTAATGTTTTTCATGTAGTTTGGTTTTGAATGTTTGGGTGCATTGTGTTCCGAAAAAATAAAGACATGTTTGATTGATTTCTTTCCAAATATTTTTATATTCGTTATTGGAGAGAAAATGAAGATGTGTTGGATTTTTTTTCAAGATATTATCGCCTAAAATAGTAAGAAAATATTTGGTTTCCGATTTTGAAGAGAAAATATTGGATTGGAAAAAATGAAGGACAGTTTGAATTGTTTCAGATTCTGGAATCGTTTTCGTCAATTTATGTTCTTTGATACGTTTTAAGAGAGAAACTTTGGTTTTATGTTTCCAACACATTAATTTCGGATTTCGTTCTTGACTAATTGCATTCAAAATATTATAGAGAACATGATCTTCCATTATTTCTAAATAATGTTCACGATCATAATATACGAATTTTTCGGTTGTGCTAATATAAAAATAATGATTTCTATTTAAAAAGGTTTGTATAAATTGTTCTTGTTCTAAGGATAAATCTTCGATTCTCTCTGCATTTTGTTTACGGGTATTTACAGTGTTTTCAAGGAGAATCGGTAAATGGATTTGTAAATAATGATCGATTTTCGAAATCATGTAAGGATCTTCCTGGTATTTTTCATATAATTGGTCGATGGATTGTTTTGATTTTTCCATTTTTTCTCTCAATTATCTTTTTTATTACTTCTTTTTTATTTTTATACGTTTTTATGAAAGAAATATGAACATAATGAGAGAAATATTATATTATATTCCATGTCTTACGGTAGACATACTTATGGTAGACCTGAAGTTTTAGAATGGGGAGAGAATACAAAATTAGTCGTTGGTAATTTTTGTTCTATTGGGGGAAATGTTAGTATTTTATTAGGTGGTAATCATTATAAAGAATGGGTTACAACTTATCCATTCGCCCATCAAGATAGAAATGTTTTCGACCGCATCCATTATAAATGTCATTATTCAAATGGAGATGTTATTATAGGTAATGATGTCTGGATTGCATCTAATGTTACTATTATGTCTGGAGTTAAAATTGGAGATGGTGCTATTATAGCAAATAATAGTCATGTTGTAAAAGATGTGGAACCATATAGTATAGTAGGTGGAAACCCTGCTAAATTCATACAATATCGATTTACTTCTGAACAAATATCGAAATTATTAGAAATAAAATGGTGGAATTTGAGTGATGAAATTATAAATGAATTTACGCCATTAATGTGTAATTCAGATATAGATCAATTTATCCATTTTGCTACAGAAATGATTAACAAATCGAAAGAAATATGAACATAATGAGAGAAATAGAAATATTCATAAAGTATGTCGAATTATATTAGTAGTGAGAATCAACGTTTATTATGGAAAATGGCGCATCAAATTCCTGGATTTGCACGATTAGATCCTCCTAAAAAAGAATTCGAATTTAAAAATGTCGTGGAATATTTTTACAGGAAAGTTGCAAACCGTTCCTTTTTATCTGTTCCAGAATTACAACAATTAAATAGAGAGACGTTGTCTGTATTTTTGCCTAAACCTTCTTCTGTTCCTTCGGTCGGACCCGGTCCTTTGGTCGGACCCGGTCCTTATGAAATGGTGGAAAGTCGACAAGAAAAATCACAACGTGCTTTCCAAGAACGAAACAATGTATATGAAAATATGAATAAAAAACCAGATTTACCGGATCCAGAAGAGATGTTTAGAGAGAAGAATGGAGATGAAGATAAAATCCAAAATATGGATGATTTAATTATGAATTATCAAAAACAGAGAGAAATCGATTTCAATTCTATTGCACCTCCGGTTATTTTGCCTAAATCTTCTTCTACTCCTGTTTTGAAATTATTAGATGAAACGATTTTAACGGAAAATGATGTGGATGATTTAGACGAAAGTCGTATTCAACAAAAAAAATCTGTTTCTTGGAACAAGGAATTGTTACAACCTTCTAAAACAGATTCTCTCGAAAAAAGAATAACAGAATTAGAAAACAAAAACGAAGATTTAGAACGAAGATTACAAAAATTGGAAGAGAGTTCGAGAGAAAAGAGAAAACCGGTGGCCAAAAAAGAAAAGGAAAACCAAATGATTGTAGATTCGGTTCTAAATGAAACTATTCATAAAATCGAGAAAATGGAGAATATCAAAAATAAAATGAAAATGTTTTCTGGGGAGATTTAGAGAGAATTTGCACGGAATTTCCGTTGTATTAATCGAATCGATTTATTTATATTATTCCAATCATGTTCCCAGATAACGACTAAATTATAACCTAAATCTCGAATAAATTGTTCTCGTTCTAATGTTTTTTGATATAATTCACCATAATTTTTACCAAAATAATTATTTTCTAATGGGTCGCAACATCTAGGATCGCCATGATATATTGTTCCATGGAATTCATAAATAGTATTTGTTTCTTCGCAATATCCATCTGCCTTAAATGTTGTATAGGGTATTTTATATTCTATGTCATTTTCGGCATGTTGTATTGTTATATTATACATTTTTGACATGAAATCTAAATATGAAATGGCAGACTTAGAATAATTTTTATACATCGAACATTTTTGACAACCTTGTTTTCTATTAATGTGATGATATGGAGTTTTAATAAAATCACCATGTGTTTTACATGTAATTATTAGTTTAGTATCCACATTTATAAATATTGATTTTGAATAATCGTATGTATCTTCATGTATTATTTTAGCATCATTTATAAAATCATTTTGGGTTCGTCTATAAACACCACTACATTTATGACATCCAGCACCAGATAAATGATTATTTGGGTTTTGAATAAAATCGCCATGTTCTTTACATGTAATTGTTATTTTCGTTTTTGCATCAATATATAATGTGTTTGAATAATCATATTTATTTTCATGTATAATTTTTGCTTTATCAATAAATTCTTCTATATTACTTCGTTGTTTATTATGTTCGATTTCAGTCGCACATTTTTTACATCCTCCTTTATAATGATTTGTTGGAGTTTGTAAAAACTCACCATGCTTTTTACATATTATAATAACTTTATTATGCATTCTAGTATAATCCACCATGGAATAATCATATTTATCACCGTGATTTTTTTTCGCTTTTGTAATAAATTCTTCTTTTGTTTGCAATTTAGGCATTATAATAATTCTCTCAAATCGTTCATATTTTTTTGTGAATACGAATAAAAATATAAATAAAACAAACTATTTATATTTACATAATCCGAATGTTTCCCCCCAATATTTTGTATATTAATCTAGATCATCGTGAAGACAGGAAATGGCATATTGTCTCTCAATTTAATCAATTAGGATGGACTGAATTCGAACGTTTTCAAGCGGTAAAAACCACGAATGGTGCAGTAGGATGTGGAATCAGTCATATTAAATGTCTAGAATTAGCTTTAGAGCGTGGATGGGATATGGTCACTATTATTGAAGACGATTTTGAATGTAGAGATATTCCACAATTTCGAAAAAGTCTCTCTAACTTTTGGAAGAATCATGTAAAAGATGCAATTGAATGGGACGTTTTGTTATTGGGTGGAAATGTATGTCCTCCTTATGTAAAACCGCCTAAAGTAGATTATTGTGTTCAGATATCGAATTGTCAAACTACGATTGGATATGTTGTCAAAAAAGCCTTTATTACGATATTGATAAAAAATATGAGAGAATCGGTAGCACAATTACTCCGTTATCCAGAACAAAAAAAGAAATATGCCATTGATATTTACTGGAAACAATTACAAGCATCTGGTAAATGGTATTTGATTTGTCCATTGACAATTACACAACATACATGTTTTAGTGATGTAGAAGAAGAAGAAAAAAATTATGATTATTTAATGTTAGATATGGAAAAACAATGGCTTTTCTCTCAAGAATATCAAAACTATGTGATGCAGCAAATGACGGCAATCAAGGGAGAGAGTTTTTACTAAATTTAATATAAAAAAAGATTAATATGGATAAACATATAAGGCATCTCCCCATCCATGTTCGATTATATTTGTCAAGACTCGTTTAAATCCATAAGTTGCTAAATATGCATCGATTTCACCAATAAGTCCACATCCAATATATAATTCTTTTTCATTTACTTCTAAATATATTGCTTTTGCATATCGGATATTTTCTCCTGCACCTTTTAATGCCATGAATTCTGCACCTTGAATATCGAAATTCCAGAAATTATATTTTTTCGGTTGGATTTCATTTCTCTCGAAAAAAGAAGAAATGGTAATAGTTTTTAATGCAATATCTTCTGTATAATACACATGTGGATGCTCTTGTAAATGGGTTCCAAATGGAAGAACACTAGAGGATTGCACATTATTCGAAATGTGAAACACGACATCTTCATCGTCTTTGTCGGTTATTACCGCTTGATACACATTCGGAATATTTTTTAATTTGGCTTCTTCTACTTTTTTAGGAATCGCATCAATCCATACTACATCTTTTTTGGTTATATTTAGACGATGATAAAATCCCAATTCTTCACAATCGTGTGCACCAATATGAAAGGCACCAGTAATAGTTATACCATACGTGGATAATGTATATATAATATCATTGGCATCGATTAACATAATAATAATAATGATTGTGTTGTTATTATTATTATATTCTTTTTTTGGGATATTACTTTTCCTAAGATTTATTTTCATCGTAGATTTATCGGCCAATTTCAGTGATTTTTAACCAAGTTGAATTATCCCCATGCACAGTTAATTCATCATCTGTCTTATTTCTTATAAGAACACGAATCAGTTTATTATTCGTATTAGAATTTTCATATCTCCCAACAATAGGAAAAATAGTTCCAGATCTACTTCCTCCACCAAGTGCATTCAGCCAATGTTGAAATGTTCTAGATTTAGTATTACTATCTACTTGTAGCTCGGCTTCTAGTGAATCCCCATCTCCTCCTATAAATGTATATATAGTTTGAAATTCAATGATAATAAATGAATTCGCAAATTTAGGAGTATAATAATATTCTGGAAATGCATAACCAGTTCCACTTCGAGTAGGATTTCCAGTAACGATAGTAAAATTCGCATTTTGACCCAATTGACCATTATCCAACATGGTCATATTTACAATTTGTCCAGGCAAATAGGTTTTTGCATACATAGTTCCATAAGAATACACATTTTTTTGAATCGTCAAATTACCAGAAATATCTGCATTGGAAGACACGTCTAAATAATTCAGATATGTATCTTTAGAAACTGTTAAATTACCAGAAATGTCTACATTAGAAGACACGTCTAAATAATTCAGAAAAGTATTTCCTGTAACCACTAAATTGCCACAAATATCTAAATTATTTAAATGTGTATCTCTAGCAACATATAAATCACGAGTAACGTATAAATCTCCCGTTGTAATTGGTGGAGTTGTGAAAGTAGTAAGACGATTATTTAATTGAACTTGTTTATTAATGGTTTTTCCAGTTACAAATGAACGCATCGATCTACTCATTACGAATGTTTGTATACTATAATATAATATAATATACAAAAACGGACTATCGACCGATTCGTAGAAACGTCGCCTGAACTTTTTTACTTTTTTCTACATTTTCCAATGTTCGCAAATCACTTTGATATTGTTTTTGCATGATTTTTTCTTGCATTTCTTTCTCTCGATTTCTCAATAAATTTTCCGCTTCTATTTTTTCTAAAGGGGCATATCCTTGTTCTCTCGATTGACGATATTGATCAACAGAAGCATATGTTTTCACTTTTGCTAAATCTTTTTCAGAAACAGAAAAAACGGTTTGATCTTTATGAACTTTTCGTAAATCTTCATATTTTAATTTACTAAATGGATCCGTAGAAATATATTCGTCTTCGTCGCCATATAAATTAGATCCACCATTTCTCCCACTATTTAACATTTGCACTCCTTTGTAAACCGATATTGCATTTGATTTTTCTTTTATTTTTTCGATGGATGTATTTATTTGTGAAACGGATTTTACTACACCAATATCTTGGAAGAGAGCTTCTTCTTTTGTAAACCATTCATTTTTGGTAGGATCTGGTTTTTCTCTCATATTCTCTTCGAAAAGCGCATTGAAATTCTGATTAAAATTCTTTTCGGCGGTTCGTTTTCCGATCTGTCTAGCAATTTCTTTTTCATTGATATCTTCGGCTAAATGTTCATATTTGATTTCTTGATCTGTAGGAACAATTTGATTCGTTTTATTTTGGGTTTCATAATAAGTAAAAATAATTTCATACGCTTTTTTGTAAAAGAGAAAATATGAATCTGGAAGACGCGATTTATCTGGATGCATTTGTAATGTTATTTTTTTCGCTTGTTTCATATGTTCCATCGTAATTTTAGTTTTCGAAGGGATTTTAAATAAATTGAAAATATCATGGAGAGAATATTCGTTAATATCTAAATGATGATTCATTTCTATTTTATCCTTCGAAAAAACATAAATACATTTAGCGAAATATATTTATACATATTAATGTCTCTTCCTATTCTTACCGAACTTCCAAATAAAATCGCATTTCAACAAGCATTAGAATCAAATCCGGGGGTTGTAATAATTAAATTCGGTGCGGAATGGTGTGGACCATGTAAGAAAATCGAAGGACATGTGAAAATATTAATGAATAGTATGCCTGAAAATGTGCAATCTTATATTATTGACATTGACGATAGTTTAGAAGTATATTCTTTTCTTAAAAATAAGAAAATGGTCAATGGAATACCAGTCATTTTAGCCTATTATAAAAATGACGAAGCCTCTTATATTCCAGATGATGTAATTATTGGAGCGGATGCAGTGAAAATTAATGAATTCTTTGAGAGATCATATAAACATGCAAAGGGACTATAGTTTTTTTTTATGAGAAGTTGTTTTGCGCGTTTTTTTTCCTTTCTTTTTTTTTGAAATAGTTTTTCGTTTTTTTTTACCGCCTTCTTTCGCTGGTTCTGGTTCCGGTTCTACAACAGGTTCCGGTTCTACAACAGGTTCAGGTTCTACCACAGGTTCTGGTTCCTGTTCAGAGCCTTCTTTTTCTTTTAAAGTTATATACCCTAAGCTAGCCACAGTAACACCTAATAGCATATATGTAATCAATTGGGTTCCATTTATAGTATATAAGGATAATTTACTAAAATCAACCGTATTAACATCTGGTATTCTAATGGGTGAATTGTAATTATTCGGGTTGAAATAACTATAATTTGTGCTACTCATATTTTATATAATATATACATAATATAATTAGTTTAGGTTATCCTAAATATACGTAAAATAAAAGATATATTTATCATATATAACAGAAAAATATGGTATATTTTTTCAAATATATTAATTTTCCAGTTTTTATTATTAGTTTTGCATTTGGAATGTTTGCAGTTTATGTAACTATGCCAGAAACAAAGAAAATTATGGTTTATCCTTCTCCAGACAATGTAGATATAATTCAATATAAAGATAAAGCTGGAAATTGTTTTCGTTTTCAAGAGACAAAAGTCAAATGTCCTGCAAAAGAAAGTGATATTTCCAAGACGCCTTTGCAAATCTAATTTATTAGATGGCCCTTTGGCAAATCTAATTTATTAGATGGCCCTTTGGCAAATCTAATCTAATTTATTTTATTATATAGGCATTGTGTATTCGGTTAAGAATATCGGAATAAGATATTCTATCCATATAGGATATAATATTCTACATGTTAAACATCAAACGATTATTAAATACTGAATTGGGCCGTTTTTTCATTTCGGTTATTATTGGAATTGGTTTAGCCACTTTATTTCGCAAATCTTGCACAGATAAAAATTGTATTATTTTTGATGGACCCGTCATTAGTGAAGTCGATGGAAAAACATTCCGATTTGGTGAATTCTGTTATAAATATGATTTAAAACCAAATAAATGTGATCCTACGAAACGAACGGTAGAAATCACCGATTCTAAAAATGATAAAATAGACGGAGGTATTCCTGAAATCCTAAAACCACAAGCTCCTGTAGATATGTCAAAAAGTTGGTTTTAGGTAATTAATTATTCGTTTCTTTAATAGATAAAACATACATACTTATTGTATATTTTATAGAATGGATTCTGTTACGCGTATTAGTGACTTACCAGAAAATGTTACCATGATGCAAGGTCCAACAAATGCAATTTCATCTTATGCTCCTATTGACGTGCATCCAAATCCTTATGGACATCCTCCACCAAGTGTTCCTACCTATCCAACACCTTCTTTCCAACAACCTTTACCACCTAGAGATATGCCTAAAGATCCTACCGTTTATACCCATGATGAACAAATTCAAGCAAATTATATCCCTCCTTTACCTCCTATTCAAATGAATCTCTCAAATGAATACATGAAAAAATACGAACAGGAAAAAGAAAAAGAATGGAAAGAACATGTTGAAAAAAAACGGAAGAAATCCAGATTTGAAAATATTGTGGAAAATGGCCAGATTCCCATTTTTGTCGCCATTTTGTTTTTCATTTTTCATATGCCAGTCGTAAATACTTATATTTTTAGGAAATTATCCTTTTTAGCCATTTATGATAATGATGGAAATTTCAATACTTACGGCTTGCTTTTAAAGAGTGCTTTATTTGGAATTGTATATTATTTCTTTTCTGGATTTACGGAATGGTTAAGTGAAATTTAGATAAAAAATATAAAGACGTTTTTATATTTACATTAAACTTATAATGTGTCATTTTATAAAACTAAAGCATATAATAATCAATGTTTCTCATATACATAATATACAAATCAAACCAAACATTTTAGTAATACATTTTTCTCCAAAAAACACATATGAAATTATTCAACAAGAGAATCCTACGGATTATCATCATTTACAGAAATGGATAGATCGATTGTATGTAAGGGAAATATAGTTTTATTCATTAAAATAAATCCCGCGGTATTTCTCTACTAATTTATCTGGAACGCGCGTTTTTCCTGCAAATAATGCAACTAGATCATCTACAGATAATTTTTTCTCTGTCTGATTTGTATCCGTATTTCTGGTTAAACAAGTAATAATAAAAAAGAGAGAATACATTCCACATTCGGTATTACTTTGTTGATGACTGACATTTCTATTTTCGACAATTCTCAATTTCCGATTCTTTAATGGTTTAATTAAATTAAATTGTGATTCTAAACGTGCCATTAAATCTTTCACTTCTTTTGGTGTTTCTTCAGATGTGCTATTGAAATAAAACAGAAACGGAGTTGGATCTTGAATATCCATAAACATAGAAACCCAATGTGTTCCAGGACCATCCGACGTATCTAAATTGAAAATAACGCCGAATTTCCGTTTTCCTCGACGATATTCTTTTACAATATTAAGTTGACATAATTCTTCCCAAATACATTTTCCATTCTTTTTTTTATCGAAATCGATCGGAGTAGGACCTAGAAAAAGAAAATCACGATTCGCTTCTTCATATTGTTGAATTACTGCATCAATATCGAAATTTGATAACCATGCATTCGGTTTTGAACGCCATTCGGTGGGTTTTACAGGAGAGAATAAATCTTTTTTCAATTTATCTTGTAAATATTTATTAGGAATTTTTTTCAACCAACAAGATTCACGATCACATTCCGGGATTTTCTGATGTAAATGTGCCCAGATTTGTTTTGGGTCATCCGTCACAATTTTTTTATCTGGATAATGTTTATTATATGCATCTTTTAATGTTATAATCGATTCTTTTGTAAAACAAGAATAATCCAAAATTTTATTTTTTCTTGTTCCAGGGTGACAATTCGTTTTTTTAAAACCTCTTCTTTTTTTTGTAGACATGAGAAGAATAATTATATTATAGATGTATAATATAATAAATTACTATAATTTTATTTTTTAGTATTTGTTTCATTATTTTGTTTTATATAATCCGGTTTGGTTAATATTTCCGCCATAGTAATAAATCCGAAACCTCCAAAAATAGATTCATAGTCTTCTAAACCTTGATCATCTATATAGAAACGTGCTGGTAAAATATTCACTCCATAATTCATTACTAAGGAGAGAATATCTGCCTTTGATGGATTCTCATTATTATATATAGATAAATCGGGAAAGGATTCGGTAAACTGATTTACATTATTTGCACATGTCAGACAATTGTAATATTTGACGGTTACAATGGGTCGTTTGGCTTCAGCCAAAGCAGCAGCAGTATCAGCAGCATCTTTTATTCTATTCGCAGTTGCAGTAGCAGCAGTAACAACAGCAGCAGCTGCCGACTCAGCAGCAGCTGTATCATCTGCTATTTTCTTAGCAGCAGCAGCGGCTGCCGCTGCCGTAGCTGCTGCAGTAGCTTCTGCGATTTTTTTAGCAGAAGCTTCATCTGCTTTTTTCTTAATATCATCCTCTATTCTTTTCCTAACAGAAGCAATATGACCACTAACTCCTCTATACTGAGTTGAACTAGATGTAGATGTAGATGTAGATGTAGGAGTAATTCCTTCCAGTCCTTCTATTACATTTGTCTTTACAATAACTGGTGGTCGTATACAAGATTTTAAATTAGTGCCAGTGGACATACTAGCAATTCCAGGGATCGAAAAATCAGGAACTGTATAATTCGCAAATAATGTTTGATATTTTTCTATTAACTGCACATTAGCATTTATCGTATTATCTAATGAATGGTTTATATTTGGATTGATTAATCGTTCAAACATTGGATCTGAATTTACTAAATCCGCAATAAGAAACACATTTTTTTCTAGGGGTAATTGCATAGCTGAAATAGTATTTGGACTTATCTTTTTATTCACATTTTTATATAATAAATTATCATACATACCAGAATTATTATTTATACCAAATATACGTATTAATACAGCCATGACATTTTCATATAAACCAATAATTCCAGATTTTATTCGTAGTTGTATATATAATGGATCATTTTTTACAGTTAAACTATTAGAAGTAGTAATTGCAGTTAATAATACATCATATAATGGTAATGTATTTTTCGAAGAAGTCTGGTAATTACTACCGGCATCTGATGAAAAACCAACGACAGGTTGATTTTCTAAATTACTAGAGGAAGTGGAATCTGTTACAGAATATATTTCAAAATCAATAAAACGACATCCTCGATTTAAAACTTGCACTACCATACTTAAATCCATATTATATTTACCCGAATACGCAGTATTCCAAGATGCTTTTATGAAATATTGATTTGTAGAAATAGTATTTAAGGATGAATCTGTTCTTATGACATAATTATACAGACTAAGAGTATGTGGTTTAAAAGATTCTTTTACAGGCTCTATTATAGGTTCATTTTCAAGTTTTTGTCGTTTTGACCATAGTCGATACAAGATAATGGTGGCAATGATGATGGTAAGTATTAACAATATTTTTTTGTGTATTTCCATAGAATGTATTTAAATAATAAAAGAAAAAGAAAAATATATAATAACAACATAAATAATTGCTTATGCCAGGAGGATTATTAAATATCATTGCATTAGGAAATGCGAATATTTTTTTAACTGGAAATCCGTCTAAAACCTTTTTCCGAGTAACTTATTCTAAATATACAAATTTTGGTCTACAAAAATTCAGAATAGATTATGAGGGTATACGTGATTTACGATTAACAGAACCTTCTACTTTTTGTTTCAAGATTAAGAGATATGCGGAATTATTGATGGACACATATATAGGTATTACTTTACCTGATATTTGGAGTCCGATTTATTCTCCTACCTCCGATACGGATTCTCAATGGGCATCTTATGATTTTCGATGGATAAGGAATTTAGGAACAAATCTGATTAGTGAAATCACCATTCAAGCCGGATCTTTCGTTTTAGCTAAATATTCAGGAGAATATATTGCCGCATGTGTGGATCGAGATTTTACTGCCGATAAAAAACATTTATTTGATACCATGTCTGGTAATATTTTAGAACTAAATAATCCAGCAAATGCATTTAGTCGCGCTAATACGTATCCTTCCGCTTATTATAATCTAGATACTTCTGATACTATTGGAACTGAACCATCTATTCGTGGAAGACAACTATATATCCCCATCAATGCGTGGTTTACTTTAGATAGTCGATGTGCATTTCCTCTTATTTCTCTTCAATACAATGAATTGGAAATATATGTTACTTTACGTCCGATTCAAGATTTATTTCAAATCCGTGATGTTTTTGATTATGAAAATAATTTTCCTTATATTCGACCTGATTTTAATCAAGCCCGTTTTCAAATGTATCGATTTTTACAAAGCCCACCATCTGCAGATACTTCTATAGAATCTGGAAATTATGTAAATACCATTAGTAATTGGAATGCCGATATTCATTTAATGTCTACTTATGCATTTTTATCAAAAGACGAGGCCAAATTATTTGCAGGAGAAGATCAGGTTTATTTAGTAAAAGAAGTATTCCAATATAAATTTGATAATATAACTGGCTCCAATACTGTTTCTCTCACGTCGAATGGTATGATTTCTAGTTGGATGTGGTATTTACAAAGAAACGATGCTTATTTACGAAACGAATGGAGTAATTATTCCAATTGGCCATATCATAATTTACCTTCTGATATTCAAGTTGCACCACAATATTCCAGTGCTGAAACATTATTGAAAGAGAATATTTCTGGTATTAATCCTCTGTTAAATTTAAATGGATATGGGTTAGGTCCTTTATTAAATCCTAGTGGTCAAAATACTGGAATATATACTACCGGGAATTATAGCACCGATAATCAAAAAGAAATCTTGCAAACATTTGCGATTGTATTAGATGGAAAATATCGAGAGAATACTTTGAGTTCTTCCGTGTTTAATTATATTGAAAAATATACTAGAACAAATTCATTTGCAAAAGAAGGATTATATTGTTATAATTTTTGTTTAGATACTAGTCCTTATACTTATCAACCATCTGGTGCAATTAATTTAGGTAAATTTAAAAAAGTCGATCTTGAAATCACTACCTATGTCCCACCGATTAATAGTATTGGCGCAAATTTCCAAATTATTTGCGATAGTAATGGTGCTCCGATCGCGACAAATAAATCGAATTGGAGATTATATGATTATAATTTCAATATGACCTTATTTGAAGAACGATATAATATTATTTCTTTTATTGGTGGAAATTGTGGTTCAGTATATGCAAGATAATAAAAAATGTTTCAATGGTATATTATTTTATAGAATCGATATATAAGATAATAATGTTGGTGGAAGATCCAATGACGGAAAAAATAAAGAAAGTATATCGTAAAAATAATTATAATAATATTTCGATTTTTCCTACTATTGACTCTAATGTAGTATTACCATCAGTCACTTTAGAAGGATTGACAACCAGGAATAATATATCCAAGAATTATGCATATACGGCAGATAGAATATTTAATCCTAAAAAAGATTCTAAGAAACCTAAAGAACCTGAGAAAAAAACACAAAGTAATGGTCAAAGTTATGAAGAACTTAATAGTAAAGTAAACCAATATAAAAATCAAGTTAGTAGCACCTCTGATAAAATATATAATTCCGCATCAGGTATTGGATCACTAATTACTGGTGGGTCAGATATTGATCCTAATGCAACTGCTAGACAATTTCAATCTCAACAACCAAGTAGTAGTAATCCACCTAATTTTTTCGAAACGTTTGGATCTATTGCAAATGTATTGCTTTTTTTTATTAATTTCATCAACAATACTTTGATATATATATGTATTGTGTTTGTTCAAATTATTTATAAAGAAGTGCCGATTTTACCTTGGGGGAATCTTAAAAAATCGATGGCTATTAATAATTGGCCATGGAAATTAGATTTAGATGTATCCCCCTATGATAATTTGGCATTAGATCCTTCTGCTGTTTTAGCGGATCCATCTGGATCACCTATTCTAGTCTTTGGAAATAGTTATATATCCGCGGAAACATACCATACTCGTCAAAAAATATTATATGATAGTAATATCGTATTTAGTTTATTTTCTGAAATAATAATGATTGGTATCACTTGGGTATTTACGAATAATGCATATTATTATTTATATAAAGATCCATCTACTGAATTAAAATCAGATATTTTTCCATACAGAGTCATCAAACCATATAACGATTTGAAGGGAGTTCCTAGTGTGAAAAGAGGTGGATTCGTTTTCAGTGGGATTTATCCATTTGCAGTATTCAATACTTTATTAGCTGCACCCTATGATATTTTGTTTCTCATGTTGTTTGGTATAAAACGTGTTACTCAGATGATTGGATTATATAAATATCATGCATTAGTTTATATTATATTATTTTTAGGATTTCTATGGTTTAATTTAAAACATTTCTGGAAAATATATTCACAATTTACATCAAATCCATTTTCATGGCTTTATAATCCATTCTTTGCAATATTTATTATTTATGGTTTGTATCAACATTATTTTACAGTATCTATTATTAATGATGAAAATAAAAAAATAGAAATGTCATGGTTGACGGTAGTTTGTTCTATTATAACCGTTCTTGCCATTTTTTTTACATTGGTTGGAATCTATCCAATTATACGTATGTTTTATTATTTTTGGTGTATTTATGTATTCTTAGGATTCCAAGGATTTACTAATGATACTTATAATGAAATTATGAAAAATGAAAACAAAAAAAATTGCGAATCGGATAAAGTCTCTATTTTTAAAACGATACGAAACATGATTCATTTGTTTTTTCAATATTTCATTTATTTTGTCGTTTTTATATCTGTAATTTCAAATGTAATGTATTTAAATAAAGTTCCAACTTATAATAGTCAAAGTTCATCTGGTATGAAAATATTTCTCAGTATTTTATTTTTAATGGTGTTTATGTTTTTAGTATATTCCTTTTTAAATGCAAATAAACCAAGAGAAGAAAAGACGGTGATATACAGTAAATCTTATTTGAATGAAAAACCACCAGATGTAAATGTTCTTTTGAAAAATGTTGAAATGCCTAAATTCCAAGCAAAACCTATACCTGACAAACCCGGTTCCCTAGACAAACCCGGTTCCCTAGACAAACCCGGTTCCCTAGACAA